GGCTTCAATTAATTTTTTCTTAGCATAATCCAGAACCAAACAACAAATATTACCCTTATCCTCATTATGATATTTAAGAAAATCCTCACGGTCTTTATCATCACCGAGTATAAGAATTTTTAGTGCTTCTTCTCGACATTCTTTACGAAGTTCTTTGCGTATTGCTGCTTTAATTTCTTTCATACATTTTATTTAAAAAACACTACCGACCTTGACAACTTTTAATATTAATTATTTTTATGTTTCACTGCGTTTTCAATTTCCTTAGAAAACGTTGATTTTAATTTATCGTATCTCGAATCCATTTCTCTACGCACTTCATTGATTTCTCTATGTACACCATCAATTTCAGTGCGTAATTGATTAATCATAGTTATGGTTTCATTTCCAGCATCTTCTATGAGTCTTAAGGCAGTACTTGTTGATAATTCGACAAGTTTTTTCAATTTTATCACCCTAATAAGTGCAACTACACTGCCAATCACTAACGCAATTACCAATACAGCACACATTCCTAAAATAAATGATTGTATATCCATTATAAAATTCTCCTATATGTCAAAGAGCGATAGTGTTTGTAGGGATGGTGGGAGTCGAACCCACACGTTCATTTCTGAACAACGAATTTTAAGTCCGTCTTGGCTACCAGTTACAACACATCCCCATTTTTATTTTTACCACAAAATGTTTTTGTTTGACTATGACAATTAGGACATAACATTTTTAAATTCGTCAACAAATGATTTGTTCTATTGCCATCAATATGGTCTAATTCCATTTCAAGTTTATTATTGTTCCACACTTCTTTTTGTCCACATTCTTCACATTCATTTTTTTTATATCCTTCCTTAATTAATTTTTTTTTAATTTAAATGTCTGATATTCAGGGTGTTTATTTTCAAATATTATATCTTCTATTGGTATTAGTTTCGAAGGTCTTTTCCTCGTTCCCTTTCCACTTTGATTTGTTTTATAACATTCTAAAATAATTGCACGTCTTCTAAAACTATTGAAATGTATCTTTAATGTGGCTGCTGCTTGCGCCATAGTCTTTGATGATTTACATACTGAGATAAAATATTCATCATTAATTCTACTTTTAATCTGTTTCGGCATAATATTTATTTTTCATAAATACTACACACTCAGGAAAAAGATTACAGCGTGTCTACCAGTTTCACCATCCCGCCAAATCAAGCACTTAATAAATGCCTAAAATCGTCACCATTATACAAATCAAAAACAGAACCCTGTCCATGCATTATTCTGAAAAAATATCCTCTAAAGAACCTGATGTCGGTATTAAACATAGTTTCGATTTGAGATACACTAATTGGTTCAAAGGTTTCAAAAACGTAGTCAATGATAAATTGTAGTTTATTGTTTGGATAAACCTCACAGCCATTATGATAACATTTTTCACGCCATTGTTCACCGTGTTCCAGAATTAAACGATAAATTAGTTTATCAAAGTCATGGGTTTCAAGATATTTTTCGAAACGTCTATAACGACCTTCCTGAATTTTATTCTTTCTATCCAGTTTTTCAAAATATTCATCACCTTCCGCTGAGTCAAGAAATTCTTGCAATTTCTTACTCATTTCTTCAAACTTCGAATTCATAACTAATTGATTTTAAATAAATTGGTGGAAGCGGAGGGATTCGAACCCTCGTCTTAAATGTGATTAATAGGTTTTCTACAAGTTTATCCGATTTTTCTAAATCAGCAAAATATAACAGTTTAATATTAGTTTCGCTTCGGGATTCGTTACTAACTTATTCATAACTTACTTCACCAGAAGTTTTTGCCGTTTATTGTTCTCAAGCAGCCATTTCGAGTTCAGCACTCTCGAAAACGGTGATACCTCTTGTTACAGAAGTTGAGAAGGACATCATGTCCTCTGAAAAATTGTTTGCATTTCTGCTTTGAACCTTTTTTACTTAGTCTGATTCAACTAAGACTTGCTTACTTTACCAATCTGACATCTAATCAAATCCAAGTCGCCCCCATAATATCAATGAACAAAAATAATGTTGCGGAAATCGTGTGCGCTTCTTACATACTGAAACCATTAATCACTCAATGTCCGTAAGTCACGTTCTCCTATAGAGTGGTTAGCAACACTATTTTAATTTATAATTAACATCCTGATACAACACATTCCATTTTTTTATGAATAAATTCACAAACTCTTCACCATCGCAAACATTTAACTGCATGTATCCAACACCAGCCATGATTCCCAGCAATAAATACTTTGGGTTTTCAATACCTTTTATTAAATTGGGTTCAAATGCCCTGTCAACAGTTTCTTTACCCTGTAAACATCTTAAAATCACGTTGCCATCTTCTCTGTATCTAACAAATACTGCTGGTATTATATAAATATTATGTAGTTCTTTTTCCATTTTCAGACATTTTTCTAAAACTCCATTTATCAAACCCATGCTGGGTAATTTTATATTTATCAGCCACTTCTACAATGTTTTTTTCACCACTACCAAGTACACCACCAAGAAACATCTGAATTTCTTGAAAAGCTTGAAATGATTCAAACACTTTATAAAATTGATACTCTTTTAGAACTGGGTTTACGAAAAATTTCGGATTATAATTTCTAATCGAATAATGTTTGGTATCAAGTTGTGTTCTACTATAATCATTATCAAATACAAAAACTGGTGTTTTTAAATCTCTGAAAATCTGAATCGCATCAAACTTCTGAATATAATTAATATTATCTTCGAGATTATTATACCAAGATTTTGGTTCTAAAATAGATTTCATGTACTCGGAATCAAATGTGATTTCAGTATCGACCATGTATGGGAATATTTCCTCACGATAAAGTTTCCAACCTATATATAGTTTACCACAAAAGCCAATTATAAAATATGAATAGTCTTCACAAACATCATGAAATTCTTTTTTTAACTTAAATGTACTCAACTCACGTAATGGATTAATATCTTCTTTTCTCCAATTACTTTTTCTTCTAAATTGTTTGGGTAGTTTATCTTCTTCAAGTTCAATTACTTCACGATGATATACAATGGTCTTATCAATGCCAGTAGTACCAGCAACACCATCATAATAATCCTTTTTCTTATGATTTATTATAAGCATATAAAGAATTTATTAATAATTACAAAGATATGTAAATAATATATAAAAACAAACAAAGTTTTTATATATTATTTAATTTTTGTTAATATTTACGTATTTATAACTAAGAATAAATTTTATGGGGTGGATAATTTTTCCAAATTTTGTAAAGACAATAATTTAAATGATAAGATGTTAATGTCATTAATGTTAAGAAAACTTAAAATGACATTTTTTAAAAATTGGACTGTTTTTAAAAAACATGATTTTACACTAACCGAATTAAGAAATAGAATAAAATATAACAATAAAGAACATATTCTATATAGAAATGGTATTAAATATCAATTTAAGTCAGTTAAAAATTTTTGTAAAAAACATAAATTAGATGAAACAACAACATATCATGTATTGAATGGTAAAAGGCAATCTACCAAGGGTTTTACTTTATAATTAATAAATAAATGATTAATTTTAAATGCATGTTTTTAATATTGCACGTCTTACTCGATTCGAACAAGTACTAATTCTTTTGGAGAGAATCGTGCTACCGTTACACCAAAGACGTATATTAAAATAAAAATGTTGTTAGATACAGTAGAGGAATAATCTTAGTTCCCATAGCATAAACTATTGCAGCAAAGTACACTAACTCCATCCACCAGAAGTGATTCTTTAAACCCAGAAATTGTTTAGCTAATAATATTAATGCGGTTAACGCAACAGACACAATGTTTAACCATAATAAATCATAACCAAAATATATTGCTAATTGACTGAAAATTATTCCTGATACTGCAAATATCATGTGATATTTATATACCCAAGGATTTTTTATTTGATATGCAGCACCAACGAACATTATTCCAGCAGTTGCGAAAAACATCAATGGTGTTACCTCTACACCAATAATCATTGCAGGAAATGCAAATCCCCAACAGAAAAGAGTGAATAATGATTGCCAATTACCTTTCCAACAATCATAACTTGCACTTATTGATGGCTGTACGCCAAATTTAATCCATACTGCAGCAATATATGAAACAAATACTGCAATCATTGTCAGAAATAACATTATATGATAATCCATAACTTTAGGTTTATCATAAATACTGGATGTTATTCGTATTTTTTAATTTTACCTATTATTTGCTTAGTTACAAATGGTTTTTGAACTATGTCATCAAATAAACGAGATATCTCTTGATTCTGTTGATATGCACTAATACATATTATTGGTATGTTGGGTGAGAATTTTTTTATTATTTTAGTTGCTTCAATACCATCTAATATTGGCATCATTATGTCCATGAAAATCAAGTCCAATTCATTATTTAATGCAAAATCAACCGCTTCTTCACCGTTATATACATCAAACAATTCAAAACCATTTTCTTCAATCATTGCTTCAATCATGGCTTTTATCAAATAGTGTACTAATGTATTATCATCAACAATTAATATTTTCATTGGTTGTTATGTTTATCATAAATACAAAAAATATTCAAATAATCATTTAAAAGACATGAATTATTACTTGAAAAAATAGGTAATGACCACACCAAAGCACTGTGAAATTGAATATACTTTGTACCCCATATCGGATTCGAACCGAGCATATCTACCTTTAATCCAACCTTCAGAAAGATATTCTTGAAGGTATTCTTTTTTTATTTTTTTATCATTACCGTTTTTTGTTATCCAACAAGTACCAAATTGTGAATTATTAATGCCACTTTGTTTGATTGAATTTTTTATTCCGATTTTTCTTTTTGTTTCTTCTTTATGTTTTTTACCAGTCCAATCAGGTGGTATAATTTTTCCTAATTGATGCGCTTTTTTCATATTCTCCGAGACAATTTTTTGATGTCTCTTTCTAAATTCTGGGTCATTTTTTAGTTTCAATGAAGTCGCATTACCACCTAATTGTGAAACCTCACGATGTTTTTCATCATTAATGAATCCCATTCCACCAACAACTAAATTCATACATTTAGAATTCATTATCAGTTCTTCAGTAACAAATTCCTTTTCTTTTTGATACATGCTTTTTTTATCTTCACAGAATTCAAGAATTTCCCTTTTAAAATTTTCTTTCCCATGATAATAAACGCTGTTCCTAAGAACTTTCCCAGAACCCAAATAACCGTCATTGAGATTATATGTTTCGTGAACACCAATATAAAACTTACCATTTTTCAAATTGGTTGTTTTATAAACCAAATAATACTTATTTTCTTTTTCCATATACATAAACACACAGAAAAAGAAAATAAGTCAGGCGGTCTATGCGAGACTCGAACTCGCTTCTGGTGGGCGACAACCACCAAGGATACCCATACCCCAATAGACCAAATTTCCAACATGTCAAAGAACCTACACACTAAAACAAAAAACCCGACTTATTGTGGAGAGTCGGGTTTTTCTTATTAAAGAAAGGAGTGTGTAATATTGTATTACCCGACTGAACGTATTTTATCCTCATCTGCTGCCCATAATAGGACTGCTTCCAAAGCTACCATTAATATGTCGAGTAAATTTCTCATTGTTTTAAATTTTAAATTTCTTCTGCAAAGATAATCAATTTTTCATAAATACAAACATTTTCCAAAAAAAAATCAATAAATATGCTTATTAAAATTAATTCTTAATGATATTTCAATATCTTGGTCTGTTAAGTTTATCCATGTCATCATATTCTCCTTCTTCTTCTTTCCATTTCCTATATTCATCTGGAGATAATAATTTACCATTTACTGTATGTCCAGCATCAGAGTCATCACCCTCATCATCATAATAACCCTCTTTCAATCCCAACATTTGTTTTAGTTCGGTCTTTATTCTTTTAGCTGTTTCGCCTTTCCATTGACTTGCATTTGAAAGAAAACGTGCTACAATCTCACTTCCAGAATCAAACATATATTTATCATTTATTGACGATAGACTTGACATTGCATCAAGATATTCTTTTGCATAAGGATGTACTGGTTTCCAGTCTTGATATATTTCTTGAGCTATATCATATAATGGTCTACTTTCTTCATTAAGTGCTACACCCATATTTTCATTTAATTTAGACTTGAATGTTTTGTCAAGTCTTCCCATAACTTCAAAAAGTCTTTGTTTGCTATCTTGTTTTTTCATGTAATGAAATTTACTATAAATAGTTGATTTTCATGTAAAATTTTGGCACGTTAATTGTCTTTTAATTAAAAACACACAAGTCATGAAAAAGATACTATTAACACTACTCGCAATTCTCTTTGCATTTGTTTTAATTGGACAAGAAGCTGAACTTTCAAATTACGAAAAATATCGTATTGAGAAAGATAAAGAATTATATGGAACTCCTGACACGACAAAAACAGATACTGTTTATATAATTGTTAAAGAAAAATCTGAACCCGTTATAATTAACAACTATTATGAAGACAATGACCAACCAAATTATCGGGTTTTATTAACATTTGGATATGTATATCGTCCCTATTGTCTCCATTATGACCCCTTTTATTATAATTATTGGTATACACCATATTACTATAATAGATATTATAATAGCTACTATTATGGATATTGGGGTCGTAACAGCTATTATATTAACCATTATTATGGACATAGATACGTGGTTTCAAACCATGTTAACATCAAATCAAAACCAACATATACAAGAGAATATAAACCAACCTATACTGTACCTCGAACATCTACACGTCCGACATATAATAATGATGTGACTCGAAGTAGAAATACTACAACCAGACCTACATCAAATACTCAATCACGTACATATAATACACCAACAAGAACCGCACCCTCAACTGCTCCCTCATATTCTCGTACTGCACCGACAAGAGCACCGTCAAATACAACGTCACGTAGTTATTCACAACCAACAAGAAGTGCTGGAAGTTCAACAGGTACTTCTGGTTCAAGGAGTGCTGGAGGAAGGTAATTAAATTCTACGATACTTATTATATGTATCAAATAACGATTTAATATTAGCACTTCCTGCTGGATTCATAGAATGAATGAAAATTTTTTCTGGTACATCTTTTTGGTTATCAATACAATAATTAATAAACCATTTGGCGCAATCATATCCAGTTTTAAATACAAAATTATCGTATTTTTCGTTATAGGTTTCACTACCATGTAATTCTGGGTCGTAATGTTCATCAGCCAAATCATGGTCGAAACTCACGATATCAGGAATACCTTTTTCAGTTATTATTTTCACAAATTCATCATAACTTCGAACAACTTCCCATTTTAAGTTTCCATATATGGGATTATTAAGATAGTAACTACTATCAATTGGTTGACGAAAGTCATCGAGGTAAAGATTATAATTACTCATAATTGTATTTTATTATTTTTTGTAAACTCTCGAATATAGTTTCTCAGATTTTCAATCATTTCTTTCTTTGTAAGATTTTTACCAACATTACCTAATGATTGATATAATTCACGAACGAATTCAATTAACTCGGTTTGTTTATTATAATTCAATTCAAAAGTCAAATCAGTTAATTTGTCTTTCAAATCTTCATTTTCTTTTCGTAATTTTTCCAATTCATCCATATTCCAAGAAAATTAGTTGACCTGCCAAGGCTCGAACTTGGACTCTTCTCAGTCAAAGTGAGACGTGTTGCCAATTACACCACAGGTCAATATTCTACAAAGGTAATTATAAATACAATAAAACCAAGAACATTATTCATTCATTTTTAGTTTTCTTCCTAATCTCCAACCATTTGGAATATCATCTTCCTTCCGTATTTTTTTATTTTCAATTTCATTTGTTATCCAACAAGTTCCATATTGTGAATTATTTTCACCCTTTTGTTTTATTGAATTTTTTGCCCCTATTTTTCTTTTTTCTTCGTCAGTATGTTTTTTACCAGTCCAATCACGATAACACTTTTTTGTTAATCGTGCATTTTTCATCATATTATTCCAATTTTCTCTATGTTGTTTAGCGTACTCAATATCGTTCTTTAATCTTTCTGCATGAATATTACCACCTTTCTTACCTCCCATTTTATGAAATAACTGTAAATCAACATTAATTGGTATCCCACCACTTCCCCCAACAACTAAATTCATACACATTGGGTCTTTTAATAAATCTTCATTAATTAAATTTTTTTCACGTTTTTTTAGTAATTTTCGAGAATCATAGAATTCAAGTATTTCTACATTATGGTTTTCCTTTCCATATTTATTAATTGAATACCAAAGTCTTTTTCCACTCCCAATATAGCAGTCATTTAAATTATCTGTCGAGTGC